TCAAGGCTTGTCCCACGTTTTTGTCAAATCTCTAATCTTCTTTCTCACAAGGTCCCTCAGTGCTTCTCCGTAGTAGTTCATTAACTCCCGCCCAAGCTCTGAGGTGAGGAACTCCACGACCAGCCCTCGCCTTAGGACTTCTCCTATAATCATCTCTACCGTCCCTTCCGCAAAATTCTTTTTGCTCCACACCCACTTTTGATGCGGTGGTGGTTTGGGAGGTTTGGGTGGTTTGTTTTCTGTTTCTTCTTCTTTTTCTGTTCTTTCTCTCGTGGTCTTGCCGTTGAATATATCTTCATACCTCAGTAGTGGCTGGGCTTCTGGCTTTTCTTCTATCCCACAATACCAGCCCTTCACTGCCTCTACCAGCCATTCTATGCTTGCAATCTCATATCCGCCTTTCTCCCATATCCGCTTGGCATACTCAAAATCTTCTATGTAGGCGTATGTAAGCGTGTATCTGATGTTGAACTTCTCAAGCGCCTCTTGTGTTTCTCTTGTCATATCAAGCAATAGATGGTCGGAAAGGATAACTACTTTCTCGTTTCCTTTCTCAAGGAAGTATATCCACATTTACCAATATCTCCACCGCCCATCCTCCCCTCGGCGGTATCTCTCAGCATATCTATATATCAATAAGGAATATTGGTAGTTGATCTCGCAAGCACTCCTATATTGCTTGCATTCAGTCCCTGCTTTCCACACGCACACCCATCCTCTCCTGCAATTTTGCAGACATTTCTCCCACTCCCACGACCCAGCTCGCTTACATTCTCTGATGACCCAGTTCCCACCGTTGTATCTCTGGTAAGCCACCCAGAGGCGTGGGGTAGGGGTGCTTTGGATGAGCGTGCTTAGGTAGTAAGCAAAGGCATAAAAGTGGTCTTTGCTGTATGGCTTTGTGTAATCAGGGAATAGTGGGCGTAGTAGTGGGTCTAAAAATTTTGGTGTCAACTGGAAATATCCGACCGAACCGTGCCCGTCGGTGCTTTCTCTCCACCGGCAGGAGGTTTCCTTCTCTGCGGTGGCTATGTTGTAGTGGACTGGATAATCTTTAGCTGTGTATTTATGCGAGGCGTCTCGTATAGCAGGGTCAAGCTTTAAACATCTGGGATTAGCCCAGAGCAAAGACCAGCCCGATATAGATAAGCAAAGCAATGGTATAAATCTTGTCATAAGGGTCTCTCCAGTCAATGAAACCTACTTTCAAAACTCTTGTGATGTAGTAATAGACCAAGCCAGCCGAGGCAAGGGCTACCTTGCGGGCTATCGCACTTAAAAGTGTGGGCTGGTCATAGACATAAGCAAAAGCCACAAGCATAAACACGACCGCAAGAGCGATGTCTAAGCTATAGTGTCTGAGGATTCTTCTTAGCAACTCTATTGCTTGCATGTCTCTATTACCTCCCTTAAGAGCTGGTTCTCTCTCTCAAGTTTGAACATGTAATTGAGTAAAGACTGCAATTTTTCAGTGTGTGGTTGGTCTGGTTTGATTATGGGTCTTTCTGTTTTGGGGACTTCAGGGACAGGACACTTTACGATAACTTCTTTTTCTATCACTTGCGGTTTTGTGGCACAGGAGAACACAAACAGGCTAAGGGCTAAAATGCTTAGCAGTCTCATTTATCATCTCCTTGAGTGCTTGGCATTCGTCCGTATGCGGAGGGATGCTCACTTGTGGGATAGGCTCGGTAGCTTTTTTCAGGAGGGCGGTATATCTCTGTTCTATCTTTCTTTTGTCAAGCTCGCATTTACTTTTTAGCTCGGAGTAAAGGCTTGTGTATTTGACGAGGTTCTCTTGTGTGGATTTCAGTTCAGCTTGGCATTGGGTGAGGGATTGCATGGCTCTAAAGTGGGCTTTGCGTTCATGCTTGTAAATGGCATAAAACAGGGCATTGGAAAGGAGGGAGAGGGTGAGAAGGATGCTAAGTAGTCTAAGAAGCATCTATGGGTTCCTTGATAAAAACTCCATCTCTATATACATAATCTTGTGGTTTTTCAGGTAGCCATACTTCGTGATTTTCGTCTATCTCTATAAGCTGGACATCTGGGTGGTCTTGGATGTAATCTTCCCAGCTTGTGAAGCCCTGAACTCTCCCATCTGAACCGACGATAACAAATAATCTTTCCATTCTTCACACCTCCTTAAGTTGGTTGAATAAAGCCTTTAAAGTTTAGTTCTCTGATGATAGGGTAATAACCACCACCACTCACAGTGTTATTAACTCTAACTCTCCAATACTTGTAATATCCCCGCTTGGCTATGTATAGCGTAGTAGTCGTGCTTGTAAATTCTTGGTTGAATGTCTGGATGTCTATAAATGTGCTACCGTCGTTAGACGCCTGTATAGTTATAGAGTTAGGGTTAGAGCTATTTCCAGAACTGCCATTTCCTATCAGCGTGATTGTATGGACGAACACAGGACTTACAAATTGATATTGTATCCACTGCGGCAGACCTCCTCCAGCCTGCCAATATGTGTTTGTATTTTTATCGAAAGCCTTGAATACTTCATACCCTGAACTGGAAATACTACTTGCAGATGCCACTCCCTCTGGTGCGGTGTTTGAGGTCATTGTTGGGACTTCTTTTACGTTTATTGTGCTGTTGATGAAAGTATTCCATGCAGTCGTGTTATTTCTGATAGCATCTAACGCAGTTTGAGAGTTAATCACAGCGTCCATAGCAGTGCTGGAGTTAATCACAGCATTCATAGCAGTGCTGGAGTTAATCACAGCATTCATAGCAGTGCTGGAGTTAGCAACAGCGTTCATAGCAGTGCTGGAGTTAGCAACAGCGTTCATAGCAGTGCTTGAGTTAGCAACAGCGTTCATAGCAGTGCTTGAGTTAGCAACAGCGTTCATAGCAGTGCTGGAGTTAATCACAGCGTTCATAATGGCTTGGTCCCATACGATTAACCAAAGCGGAGTTGAAAAATTGGGATTTTGCAGTAGTGCTTCGAGATTGCTGCCGTTGCCACTGAAGATCAGTTCAAGTATGCTGTCTTTTCGTGCTGAAATTCCTAAGCTAATGATCTTTGCCATGCTTACACCTCCATTCCATCTATAAAGATATTAATTTGCAAATTAGAGCCGACTTTGATTGTGTCGCCGGCATCAAGGCTGAATTTCTCTATAAATAGCCCAGCAAAGGTGCCTGAGAAATAAACAAGGTTATTGATTTTTATCGTGACGGTGGAGGTAGACGGAGCGTATATGCGTAAGAATACATAAGCTTTTTTGTTGGCTGGGCAAGTGTATATTGTTTGCTCTGTGTTGTTAATTGTGTCTTGTGCAAGCATCATTCACCTCCAAAGAAGAATGCCATTACTCTACTCGTAAGCAGGGCGGAGTCTATCTGTGAGACTGCTTCTTGCCGTTTTTGTTCAATACTTGATAGGGCGTTAGTTTTTGCTGTAGAGATAGCGGATATGGCGTCGTCTCGACGTTCATTGATCATGGCATCTGCGTTTTGTCTCAATGTTTGTATTTCAGCAACTGTCTCGTCCGCTATGGTTTTTCTCTCTTCTATAAATTCAAAGGATGGTCGTAAGACTTCTTCAATGCGAAGTAGCCCATATCGGGTGACCTCATTTACAGCATACTGCCAGTCTTTCTTGATGTCTTCTAAGGCTGTAAGGCGTAAGTCTATATCCTTAAAGACTGCGTTGAAAACCTCGTCGGAGAGAGGCGTCCTTTTGGTAAAGCGATACTTATCAAACCTGCTCGGCATTTTCATCCTCCAATTTTTCAACTTTGTCTTTGATGAGTTCATACACCTCGGGGGCTACTTCAATAATTTGTCCAGCATAGAAGCGCCTGCCGTAGAGTTCAAAGTCTTCTAAGACTTTAACCTTCACCATGCTTTACCTCCTTAATAAGCTATGTCAATGCGTTCAACGACCACATATGGTGCAACATCAGAAGTTCTTGAACCGGAAAGCTTGATCTTGTAGCGTTGAATACCGGCTGAGATGTTAAAAGTGAAAGTTTTGCGTATGGTGTCTTCGTCTTCTTGCTCGGTTGCAACAACGGCTGGGTTGTAGGTAGTGTTGTCTGCTGTATTAATAAGCTGGCAATTGATAGTGTGCTTAGCAGGATCGAACTTATGTAGAAGCACTTGCACCTCTATATTTTGCCTTGAAGCAGAGAGAACTCTCTCTGTGGAGGTTGCGAAAAAGGTTGTTGCGGGTCTGCTTGCGGTGATCGCCTGCTCGGTGAGGATTAGGGCTGGTTGCAAATCTGCAGTGCCAAGCATAACCGCCCTCAGTGGCACGATGTCGGGAGCGGAGGAAAGCCTGCCGGTCTCTTTTAAAGGATACCATTTTCCGCCTACATTGATCTCATAGATCAATTCCGTCCCTTCTGGCACGATGGCGGGGGCTACGATCTGGAGGTCAGTGATGCCTCCGGCGAGGCTTACGGGTTGAAGCTGAACTTCAGTCCTTGCTTGCTTAAATTGTGCTGCGTAGAGTTTAAACATAATATCTTTAGTTAAGTCGCCCGTAAAGTAATCTCCATCTGTGCCGTAGAAGAGGGTTCCTTGCAAGTAGTTTTGTCCCGAGACGGTTGCAACTCTATAGTCTCCTTGTGTGATGAAGCAAATGGCATATCTTCCGGGCTTTAGGAAGACTGGTGGCAGATTGATGATGGTTTCAGAGGGGTATTTTTGCACATCCGATGGGTTTAAAGTTACATGGGTTAAAGTTTTTTGGAGGACTGGTTTTCCGCCTTCGGTTTCGCAAATCACAATGTGTATATCTGCATTGCTGTCTTTTTGAGTGAAGTATAGACCAAGCCCCGCAAGCCACATCGGAGAGGAGATCACAAAGGTTTGGGCAACTATTGCCCCGTTTATGGTCTGGGTTGTCTCTTGAAGTCTATATTCTGTAATTGGATAAGATACCCAATATCCACATCTTCCATACCACCAATAGTCGTATCCCCAATACCAATTCCATCTGCTGTAATACCAGTTCCAGTAGCAGTTCCATCCCCAGCCATAAGTCCAATAATATCGGTGATAAGTGTATTTTTGCAGGGTGAGGGTCTGCCATTGGTATCTTGAAATAGAGATGTCTCCGGAGTAGCCTTTTGTCTCAAGCTTCGGGACAAGGTCATACTTTGGAAGAACTAAGTTATCGAATCTTTGTATGTTTGGGTCGTATGGGTTAAACAGTGCGAGGTTAGCCCTTGCTTCTCCTGCGCTTGGGAATAACAAGCCGTTGAAAATCTTCGCCTGCGTGTTGTCTGTATCTATCTTTGATGTATCTCCAAAGTAATCTGCATCGTAGCTGTGAAAGGTGCTTGGGAGGTTGAGTTTTTCTTTTACACGAGCCATGTCTGCCATGAGCTCAAGGACTGCTTTTAGGTCGGCTTTTCCGTCTGTTTTTTTGGCAAGGGTTGAGAGGTCAGTAACGATTGAAATTAAGCGGGGCTCTGTTAAAGCCCTCCAGTTTTTCAGCTCTTTCACATCTGCTTTAGTTTCATATAAACGAGGTAGGACATAATCTTCAACTCGGGCTATCTTTTCAATGCCGGTTGTGGTGAGGTAGATGTAAGCAACAGGCACTACGTTTTCCTGAAGGGCTGGAGGCTGAGGGTCAACGGATTCCACGCCCGGGACAAGGTTTACATTAGCCTTGTTAATATGAGTCATGGCAACAGCACGAGGTTCCGTTGTCCCCTGCACGACATCAATTAGGAAATCCCTTGGCTCAACCTCTGTTTCTGTCTCGGAACCCCATATAACCACCGCAACTACTTTTTTGGTGTTTAAGGGCAGATGCTGAAAGATATTGAACTCAAGAGACTGTTCGGAAATGTAGATTTTGCCATTGGCATACAGTCTCCCCGGGGCTACTGTTATCTCGGTGGAAGAGTTTTGCGTAACCTCAAAGCCAGTGTAGTGATAGCGGTTGGAGATTGCATCGGTGATAACTGCTTCTATAGACTGGGCAGTAAAGTCTTGGGTGTTGTTCAAGTCTTTTGCCTGAAGTTCCTGCCTGTCTCTGTAGATAACTTTTTTAAACATTTATGACCTCCTGTATTTTGATTGATTGCCCTGCGGTTATGGTGCCATCCGCTGTTGGTGTTCTTTTTGTCTTTGTGTCTATAAAGATTTTGTCTCTTACGCTTTTGTAGTCGTTTATAAGCTTTTGTGTTTCGTGTAAAGCCCGTTTAGGCGTGGCGATAAGGAATTTAAAGAAGAACCTCGGGTGGGCTTTGTCTTTTGTGTCTATAAGAAGCTCAGCGTTGTAAGGTGGGATTCGGATAGGTTTTTCATCTAAGAAGGTGTAGGCGTTGCGTCGCTGTGGGATTACTTCTGGGTCAAAAAGGCGGAAGCGTTTCCAGATGCGTTTTTCTGCGTCAAGGTCTGTAGTGTGTCCGTGTGTGTATGAAATAAAAGCGATCTTAGAATTGGCATTTCCTTTCTCTTGCAAGATTTCATATTTTGAGTTTATCGGTTCTGTGGAAGGTGTGATGGTTTCGGTGCGGGTGATTGGTTCGTAATCGGTGTAAAGGACAGGTAAGCTTAGGGTGTAAAGTCTTTCTTTTGCGTTGTGATTGACGAGACATTTTAAACGGTTTGATCCTGTAAAAGAGCCGTAAGCTTTCCCTTCTTTGCGGACCTCTACTTTTTCCTCTGCGGTCTTTTCTTTTTGTGCGAACTGTATAGTGTAGGTTTTGAGGGGTTGAAGGATGCTATTTTTGACTAAGTATGCCCTGTGCCCATAACGATTTATTGCAAGCTGGTTGCAGGGGTGCAATTTTGCAGAGAGGAAATCTTTTTGGTAGGGCTGGTATTTTTTGCCGGGGAAGGAGAACTTTGTGAGGCGTAGTTCAGGGAAAAGCTCGTAAAATCTGGCCCGGTCTTCATCCGTAAGGGAAAGGCTAAAATAGGTTTTTATCTCGGGCGTTCTTGCCCGGATAAGCCTTGAACCTGCAAGTTGGCATGCGGTCTTGATGCCCAACAGGGTGCCCTTGCATCTATGAAGATCGATTGCCTTTTTGATTAGGTTGCGTTTTTCCTGAATGGTCTGGGCTTGTTCGTAGCCCTCAATGTGAAATTGCCAAGCCAGGAGGTCAAGGATTTTTTCGTTTTCTATCTCATCTATGCGAGGGTAGATAAGAACATTGATGATGCGATTCTTCAGTCCTTCAAAGCTTGTGGCAAAGGTATCTACTAAGTGTTGAAGTTCTCTTATGCTTGGAGGAGTAAGTTCCTTAATCATCCACCAAACCTCCGTAGCGAACATTTACATTTCGTGCGTGTGCTATTTGTTCAATGGTGAGTTCCTGCTTTGTGGGTAAGGCTAAATCTACCCTGTAAGCTCCTGCTTGCTTGACAAGTCTTATTAGTTCCTCTGGTAAGATGTCCCTTCCGATCTTGGATCTTGTCCAAGCGATAAAGTCGTTGACCGCCTTTTCAACGGCAGACTGGATAAAAGAAAGCTTTGAAGCATCTTTTTTGTTCGCATAGAAGGTTAGATCAATGTCGTAATAGACTATCTCGGGGGCTGAGACTAAAACTTGGTCGGTCAAGGGACGCACACGCTCTGAAGACAGATAATCCCTAACAAGGGAGAGCATGCTTGCATCTGGGATGTTGCCACCTTTCATGGTAAAGATGACTTTCACCTGTCCGGGGGCGGGGCTATAGACTTCTACATCTTCTATGTCTTGATGGGCGGAGAGGGTGTGGTAGATGTAGGCTTGCCTTGAACCCGCATTGGTGAAGCGTTCAATGGATAGTCTTATCCTCTCACGGAAGCGTTCGTCGTCTTCTTCGTCTGCACCGTATAGGCTCATGGTGATGTTTGAGACAGAGGCAACATAAGGCAATGGGTCCATGAGGTCTTTTATCTGTCCGGGAGAAAAGCCGTTGCCTTTTATGCCTGCTTCGCTACACTCGGCTAAAACATCAACGAACAAGCTTCCAGCTGGGATCTTTGCTTCCTGCAAAGTTGCAAAGTAGAGGTCTCCTCCTGTGGATGCCCTCGTCCCGGCAGGGATGACCACATCAAAGTTCAATGATTCTGCTAAAGAAAAACGCAAGATGGTTTGGGCTTTCCGGGCGGGAAGTCTTTGAATGCTGTAAAACTGTGCGAGGGCGTCAAGATATTGTTCTTTTGCGAAGGCAAGCAAATTTTGCTTTGCGGTTTCGTTTATGGCTATGGCTAAAAGAGTGCTGGCGTAGGTCTGAAGATTGATTAGCAAGCGTTCAGGGTCTGCTGGGTAGAGTGGGCGCTGTGTGATGTTTTCATAGGCATCAATCAGTAAGTCTTCCCAATAAGTTGCGTCTGTCTCTACAAACTTTATATCCATAGCGTCTGCCTCGTTTCTATGTCTTCAATGGCTAAGAGAAGTTCTATCTTTGTCCGTTCAAGGCGTCTATCAAGTCTGACTTCCTTGACCTTTACCCTTGGTTCCCATCTCTCTATTTCATCTACAATGTAGGCTTTGATCTTGCCAGCGGTCAAGGCAGTCAAGGGTTGATCTATAAACTTATAGAGTTCTGAGCCAAAGTCGGGACGGTGCACATCGGAACCCTTAGGCGTGGTCAAAATCACACGGATATTTTGCAAGACGCTTTTTACAGCGTCTTGTTCAATAACAGTCATAGTAAAAAGGATGGCAGATAGGAAGGAAGATTTCAAGCAAAGATTGCACAAAGGGGATTAGTCAGCCAAAGATCGGCCAGACTTCGCAAACGTCTTCAAAATAGTTATGGACTTTGTCTGTCCACTCCGGGTCTGTTAGAACGTCTCCACCTGCGGCCGTAAACACAATCGCCCAACGCAATTTTTTATCATCTATCCTCGTTAAAAACTCTTTAGCCTTAGCCCAGTCCCCGCGTTTGAGGTATAAGGTGAACAGATCACTCCAGATGTGATTGAGAATGGTTTGGGGATTTTCATATCGTTTGAGCCTTTGAAGATACTCCTCTTTAGTTTTAGGGTAAAAATATTCGTGCCCGAACCATTGCAGTCTTTCCTCTTCCGTTAGTCCGTGGTCGTAAATTGTCTCTATGTCCGCTGGGAGGGTTTTATTTTTTCCGCCTCCTCTTGGCATATTCCTTAACCTCCTTTTGGAATTCTTCGTTGCTCAGCCTCAAGTTAACCATATCCCATACTATAACACCACTTGGAATTTCTGGAAGGTTAGTCTTTGTGCTCAACCAATCCACGAACCTTCTGTAAATGTTCCGGCTGTCCTCAAACAAAATGCCCTTCAATTCCTCCACCGCCTCTTTCTCGTTAATCTTGAACGTTTGTAGGACATACCTAAACCTCCAAACATAAGTTTGGTAGCCTAAAGAGTCTTTTATTAATTCTTTTTGATAGTTTGGCTTGGCTTTTGGTCTCAGCATCCTAAAGAACTCATCATAAGTATGCCGTGCTATAAATTCAGTTATTGTCTCTAACACATTATCTTCAGGGTCGCTGAATTGCCATTTGAAGAGGTCCTTGGTTCGTAGGTGGGTCAGTTCATGCCACAGGACGAGGAGCATACTCTCATCCTCTTTAGTCAATTGGACTTTATTTCTGAAGCTTTGCAAGGCGGATATTAATGGGGCTTCGTATTTTTTATTAATAAAAATCGTCCCAGTCCTGTCGCTATAGCCGATACATGCCATTATATACCTCTTATTTTCCACAACCTTCACGTCTCTAACCCTATAGTATAGAAGGTCTGGATGCTTTTCCGAAAAATCTTTCAGGAATTTCTCTACATCCTGAATGCTACGGAACTCGTATTTATCAATGAAGGCTTGAGGCTTGCGTGTTTGGGCTTGTCTGGCTCCCAAAAGTTTGACAGTTGCGGACGGAGAATCTTTGGAAAACCCAGACAGCCAGCTCTCTATATCTTCTTTTAGGCGTCCAGCAGTTTGGATAGCAAGGCTTTCGTCGTTAGAGATTACATAAACACCGTTTTTGACGAAAATGTAATTGGTTTCATACTTTTTGGTCTGAGGGTTGAGGACCCTCTGGATAAAGACATGCTCGGGCTTTTTTATCACTTCATAGCTTAGCTGTTCGTATTCCTTTAGAGATTGCACGTTTAAGTCTTTTGCATGCTTTTCAAACTCCGCTTTAAGTCTGCTGGCTTTTGCATCAAAGGTGCCATCGGGATTACGCCTCCAATCACTTCCAAGATGGGCTTTAATCCTTGCTGTTAATTCTTCAGGTCTTAAGGCTTTTAACTCGGTGGTCAGTTCCTGCAAAATTGCAGTTTCCTCCAGAGATCTGGGTGGGACAGCTGGTTCTACGACGACTGGGTAGGGTTCTTCAATTTCTTCAATAAAAGAGACGATCCTGCATCGGCAGTGTGGGTGGGCTGGTGGCATCTTTGAGGGCATTTGTGGGCTTGGCAGGCTTTTTAGCTTATCTAAAGGGAAGCTTGTCAGGAAAGGTTTTACTTCAGGTAAAGATGCAGGGTCGGACTCTATAAGCTCTAAGGTTCTGATTGCCTCTCCTGTGTCAAAAATTCTCCCGTCCATACTCCGGCAATAAGGACATGTTAGCCTATCTCCCACCGCATCCCAGCGGTATTTTGTGATCCTTGCCTTTGCTATAGCCCTTAGCCTTGCGGAATTTCGGAGATGATTAACTGAGGTATCTATGATCTGCCTTGCTTTGCCTTCCGTTCTTTGTTTGAGATGGCCTCCGAACTCGTTAAAAAACTGTTTGATGCCCTCTTGTCCTTTGCCGATAGGGTTTCCCTGTTCTAAGTAATACTTAGAAAGCCACTTGACCACATCTAAGCGAAGTTTTTGGTCTCCCTGAAAGAACTTGCCAAGATAGAAATCGGTTAAGGAGAGGGCATAGTTGATGGAGCGTTCATCTGCCATGTTGAAGTCTATCCGTATCGGCATCCCCGCGGTGGCTTCTTTTTGTGTTTTTTCGTAGATCCTTCTAAACTCAGAGTAAAGCATTTCTTTGTGTTCTGGTGATAGGCGGACCTTCTGTTCTAATTCTTGCATAATGAAGCGGGTAAAGTCGTTGAAGCTGATGAAGTAGGGGGCAAAGCGAAAGGCTTGGGCAAGGGCGGACTCTACTTTCTTTATAAAATCGGGAAGGATTCTTTTCAGTAGTTCATCTATGAACTCGTTTCCTTCCGCATCCCAGTCGTATTCCGCCATGCTTACTCCTCGGGACCGTAGCCAAGCTCTTTTTTGGCGGTTTCAACATCAATAATGCCAGCTTGGAGGAGTTGGATTATTCTTTGAGTTTCTTTAAGTCTTGCCTCGGCTTTCTTTTGAGGTTCAAAGTCCGGAAGCGGGTTGAAGATGATGTTCACATCATCTATGTCAAAGCCTTTAAGCATCAGGTGCAGACGGTAGACAAACTCTAAGAAGCGTCTGACAAGTCTTTGGATGCTTTCAAGCTGTGCACTAAAGACATGTAAAGCAACAGTTGCCCAGGTTTCAGTGTAGCCATCTGAAAAGCCTAAAACTGCTGGCTGGCTTTTTGCTCCCTCGATCAACCATTTCTCCGCAAGGTCTATGATTTCTCTTATGCCTCCCGCATTGGGTGATATTTCTTTGAATTCCGCCTCAGTGCCGTCAAAGTGTAGGAATATGCCTTTAGTCATGTTCTCGCTTACCTGCTGTGCGATGTTCTCAAGCCATCTGAGTGCCCTCTCTTGGTATTCCGTTTCTGTTTCATTGGGGGCTTTGGCAAGCGGTGGGAATTTAACATCCAGAAAGCCGATCAGACCGATTTTCTGTGCCAACCCTTTTAACTCCGTGATCATGCTTTCCACCACTTCTACGATAGAGAGGGAGGCAAGGAATGGAGGGATTGCGTAGGGCGAATCTTCAAGGGTAAGTAAGGGCAAGTATTTATAGGTCATTGGATTGAGTTTTATAGGTTCTGCGTTGCCAACCCATTGATAAGGTTCGTATTCGTCCGTCTCTTCGTTGTAGGTGAAATACACAGTAGCGGACGGGACAAACACGACCTTTTTTACACCCTGCAATTTTTCATCCACAACCACTTCAGCTGATATGGCTCCGGCGATGTTTATCTGTGCGATTAGCTGATTGATTAAGTGGTCTGTGTTGAGAAGGAATGCAAGCTCTTTGAGTTCCTCCCTTGCCTTCTCTGCGTCTCTACCCTCAACCTGAACAGTGTGCCCTGTGTTTGCTAAGTTGATCGTGAGGTTATGCACTTGGGAAAGGATAGGATTTGCAACAACTGCTTTGGCTATGGTGTTTAGCCATTCTCTTGGATACTTGGGATTAACGAACTTATACCGCACGTCTAAGGTCTTTGGAGTTAAAACCTTCTCGGACTGGATTGAGAATCTGGTTTTAGGAAGGTCGGCTAAGTTTATCTTCTCGGAACCAAACAGGCGTTTAAAATAGCGCACTAAGTCCATAGTTCATCTCCCTCTTTTGGTTTGCAAAAAGCACAGGTAAAAACTCTTTAGTTTCCTCTTGGCTTGAAGCGTGCAAAGCTAATGCCAAACTCCAAAAGCGGTCTGCGTGGCTGTCTTGGGTTTCTCCCTCGTAGCGGATATTCCCGGCTGGAGTTAAGGTTCTTTTCACAGAGTGCAAATCTTCAATCAGGTCTTTGTCGGGCGGTATGCTGATAATTTTGTCTTCAAAGACTGCTTTTACCCTGCTTGCAAGCTCTTCTTTTGCCTTAGCTGTAAAGTAAACCCGCAGGACTTTAAGCTCTCCCCACTTCTTAGCCAACTCCTCCGCCAGTTGCATGCCTATTCCTGTTTCGTCTACTGCAACTTTGCGGGCGTATGCGGTTAGGTGGTCTATGACTTTGAACTGCTCGGAGAAAGGAAGCTTCTTTAGGATTTCCTGCTTGCGTAGATAATGCCTGCCTGCCACCTTCTCCAAGATGCTTATCACCGTTAGGTCATGCCTTCTTCCAATGTCAACGCCAAGATAGACATCTCCAGTCAATTCTCTTATATCTGCCTCTATACCCTCCACAGTGCAAGAATGCAGGACTTCATAGGGCAACAAGACACTCTCTTCGTCCATAAACTCGCACATATACTCTTGAAGCCATATATCCTGATTGGGCACGCCCTTTCTCAGTTCCTCCACATCCACATAAAGCCCAAGACTGACTGCGTCATAGATTGTTAGCTTTTGCCTGAACCAGAGATCATTTCCCTCCGACATCTGCCAGAGGTGTCCAAAAATATCGTTTTTTGCCCTCGGAGTTGAGATAACGACAAGCTTAAAGTCCCTGTTTCTGGTTATGCTTGGGAATATAGCTTGATAGACTTTATAGCCATCCTTGAAAAATGCCGCCTCTTCTAAAATCACATCACCAGTTAGACCTCTTACGCCATCAGGGTTTGCGGGAAGTCCAATAATCCGAGAACGGTTTGGGAACTTCACTTCAAGCACATTAGTTTGCGTATCCTCGAAAAACTCCACATCACCAGTTAGCTTGCCTACCTGCCTAAGAAACTCCACATGCCTTTTGACCTTTTCCATCAATTCTTTGGACTGTCTTTCGGTGGGCGAGATAATGGCTACCAGATGGTTTTTTCTCTCAATAGCCCGCAAGACTGCAAAAAGGGACACTACAAAGGACTTCCCCGTTTGCCTTGACCACATAAGGATGGAATACTTTTTCTCAAGCATTTTCTGCAGGGCATGGCGCTGATATGGAAGGAGGAGTTTTTCAAACTCCATATATCTCCTCCTTTACAAGCTTCAAAAACTCTGGGTCTATGTTTCTCTTCTTGCCCTCCTCTTCTATCTTTTCCACCACCTTCTGCAATTTTGCAGAGACGTATTCCTCTAAACTCTTTGTCATCTGCGTTAGTTCCTTGACTGCTTTGATAAGTTCTCCGGGCTCATCAAACTCCATAAAGTCTATGTCTTTTACGAACTCAAGCACATGCTGGGTCAGGATAGAAACAAGGGCTGAAAGCATAAAGCTTGTTGGTTTGTTTTGTGTTTGTTCAACAAGGATTTTTATCTTGTCCCACCACTCATTGTATTGTTTAGCAAGTTCTTTGTAGTCTTTGTAGGCACGGTGGATGCTTGAGCGTGAGATGTCGTAGCCCTCCGAACGCAGTAGGCTTGCTATTGCCCGGAAGTCTTTCTTCTCTTCCTCGTAAAGATATACAATACGCTGTATGAGGTCGTAAAGTTCTGCCTTCTTGCGTCTTGCCATCGTTCAATCCTCGGGAGGAAGGACAGTGTCATCTATGATCTCGCCGTCAAGTAGGTCAATCCCTTTTGGCGTGATCTTGTAAAGCGTCCTGTAGCGTCTTTTGTCATATGGAATAGCTACCTTCTTGACTTCCACATAGCCCTTATCAACGAGGTATGCGAGGGCTTGTCTGATTTCCGTGTCTCTGTGGTATTGATAGAAAACCGCAATGACTTCAAGTTCTTCAATCTCCCGAGGGTAGATCCTTTTCAGGAAGTCTAAAATCAAGCCTCTCAAGCTTTTACTCATCTTTGAACCTCCCAAAGTTTGTCCAAGACCTTTGAAAGCTTGTCCTCAAGCTTCTGTATCTCTGCCCTCCAACCACTCACATCCTGGTAGTATTCCTCTTTTGAGACGCCGTATTTCTGCAGTTCTTCAAGCTTAGAGATGAGCCTGTTTAGTTCGTGCCTCCAACCGCTTACATCTCGGTAATACTCTTCCTTGCTTACCATCTCCTTATGGTAGCCTTCCAGCTTTTCCTCAAGCCTTTTCATTTCGTTCCCAAAACTCTCAAGCTTCTTCTCAAACTTGAGAAGCAAATACAACAAAAAAGCAATGCTTGCAACCCAGCCACCTTGAAAAATCAGCGAAAGAATTCCTACTTCCATTTGTTTAAACATTGCATCAAGCGTAAGAAGATTTCAAGCAAAGATTGCAATCAGTGGCTGTGGTGAGGTGTATTTCCACCCTCGTCTATTATGGAACCCGTGGCGTGGATATTTCCGATAACATTTACATTGCCCTCAATAATAACTGTTTGTGCTTTGACCCGGAGGATATGGGTTTTCCTATCATACTCAATCTCTGTCCCGTCCTCAAATCTCACAAAGAACTTATCCTTGCTGGCAACCGGTGGCGTATCCTTGTTGTTGTAAATGGCTCCTAACACATAGCCGTCCGAATGTTCTCCTTCCTCATCAAAGGCAACCACTACATATTCTCCTATGTCAGGAAGCCAGTAAGTCTTATCTTTTTGGGTCTTGTGATGCACAATTGGAAGCCAATTGGAGACTAAGCCGTCAAGGTCTGGCATCTGCACTCTTACCCTTGCTGTTTTTTCATCAACTGCTACAACTATGCCTCGCCTGATCATTTCTTTCTTCCTCCTTTACCTTTGCTTTCTCCGGGCTTTTTCAAAAATTCTATTCGTGTAGTGTAGCCGTCCCTTCTCATCTCGTGCTCCACTTGGGCAACATAATAAACACCGTCAAATCTGTCAAAACCTTTGAGTTCAATAGTTCCGCTTGCGTAGATGGAAGGGATGCCAACGCAGGTAAGTCTTCCTTTGAGTTCCTTCATCTCGTTTAGTGTTTTTTGGGCGTTGCTTATTCTCTCAGCTTGTGCTTTGTTCTCTACTCTAACTCTCTCAACCTGCTTGTCTTGGCTTGCTTTCACATTAGCCTTCTTTTTGTCTGCGGTTGGTTCCTTCTTTTGTGGGTCAAGATAGACCACATCCACAGTCCCAGCGTTCAGACTTGATACCTCTATTTCAAGGTCTATCACCCACTCGGGCGTTAGCACGAACATAACATTCCGATTGAGGATGCTTTCTACTCCTTGAATGACGATTTTTCCGTCTGCAATCTTGCAGGTGTATCCGTAGCGTTTGCAAAGCTGGTATAGAAACTCTAAGTCCCTTTGCTTGTATTGGTCTATCCTCTGAAAATTTATGTCTGAACCTTCAAAGTAAAGCTTGTAGCCATTCCTTTTGGCTATGTCCTCTGCAATCTTCTTTAAGCTTGTGTTTTCAAAGGCGGAGGTCTTAAGCGTTCTAAAGCTTGCCTTGACATCTTTAGCTAAAGCTTTAATGGTAAAGGTTGCACCGCTTTGGGAGTATCTAAATGTGTAGCTGTCTATGAAAAATACTCCCGCATCTCGCACTGCTTCTTCGTAGCCAAAGCGGACTTTCAAACTTGACCCTCTGGCTGGAGGGTTTTTCCTGAAAAAACCGATGCTATCCTCAACCTCAATCTCCACATCGTCGCTTTCATCCTTGTCCAAGCCGTCGTTGTCTATGTAGCGAAAGCTAAGAAGGTGGGGCGTGATGTATGCTGAAACATCCCTGTTGTTTATCTCAATATAAAGGAATGGTTTGTAAAGCCTTATTCCGTCTGCCATGGCGCTTTTATGACCTCTGGCTCGTTTTCAACCTCTATGATCGGAATCTGCAATTTTGCACCGGGTGGTGGGTAGGGCAAACCTATATACTGAGGGTTAGCACGGAGGATGGGCTCATACATGTAAGGGTCTCCGTAAAACTGCCAAGCTATTGTATCCCAGCGGTCTCCCTGCTTAGCTATGTAAAAGAGATATTCCATAGTGCTCACCTCGTGATGATGGGTTTATATTGCGAGGGTTGCACTTGCTGTTGGGAGTTTTTGCTTTTCTTGGCTGGTGCTTTTTTCTTCGTTGTTCTTATTTCTCTTGTCTGAAGTTTCTTTTCTCGGTATTCCGTAAGTCTCATAGTGCAATAGATTGCGACGGGTTTGCCCCAAACATCCACCTGCTTGACCTCTGCGGTGATGCTTTCTATTACGAAATCTCCGTAGACCTGCTCGGCAATTATCAGTTTTTTGGGTAAGCCTTCTTTAGCAACGTCTTTTAGTTTTTGATATTCCTCAAGCGGATTGCAAAAATCACGATGAAAGCCCACCTTGATTTCAAGGCTCAGGAGTTCCTCGCCGAGAAACTGCAAACTGGAAGGTGCAAAGATGGTTCTGTGCTTGGCTACGGCGTATTCGTTTGTTTCTCTGTGCTCAAGGTATGAGTAGACTTTGAAGACGATGTCTCCGAGGGAGGCGTATTGCATATATCAATATTTGATGCATAAAAGCACTCAATCAAGCAAAGATTGCAAAGAGTTCTATTGGATCAGGCTTAGGACGATGTTTTTGGCAAGCTCTTTTGCAAGGTCAAAGGTAAGGCTCAACCCGAGCTCCCTTGCCCTCTCTTTGACCTTATTCCAAACGGATGGGTTGCGAATGCTATTTAGAAACTCGTGCCCCTGCCAAGTCAAACTGATGGCATAGTAGATAGGAGGAGAGCTCAGAGATTTAATGCGGTCTGCCTCAATCAATTCTGCTTGGGAGAGGAGCTTAATATGGTAGGAGACTTTTTCCCAGTCATGAAAAGGCTGAAATGCATGTGGCATTAACCGTCCCTCTTGCTCCGGGAGTTCTTCAAGCTTAAGAAGGATTTCCCGCACAAGTTCCCAGTCAAGCTTCATACAAGAAAAAAGCTAAGCTACTTTTCACAAAAAGACAAGCAAAGATTGCAAAAACTTAGAGTTCTACTCTTTTTATAGCTTCTACTGCTACACCCACAATCCGCAACTCTTCCGTTTTAATCTGTTCTGGTGAGATGGGTGGGTATTTTGGATTATCTGAAGTTAGCACAATCAAGCCGTTTATCCTCGTAAGCCTCTTAACTATTAACTCTCCGTAATGATTTCGCACTACTACCACCTTTCCACTCGGAATATCCGACCCATCACCAACATAGGTTTTAAACACCACGAAATCGCCATCGTGCAGTGTGGGCTCCATACTATCGCCATGCACTTGCACTGAAAACTTTCCGCCCCTCTGAAATGTTTCCTTACTAACAAGAACATAGCCCACCACATCCAAGTCGGCTGGGCTTTCTGGGAACCCTGCCCCCGCACGCCCTACAACTGGAATACGAACAAGCTTTTCAAGAACCTCTCTTGTTTTTGCCTCTAACTCTTCTAATAATGCTTTCTCTCTTTTCTCCCACATCTCCCCCTGTCCTGTTTTTAGCCATTCATAGGAGACGCCGAAGGTGGAGGAGATGAGTTTGAGGACTTTATCGGGTGGGTCATACACTCCCCTTTCATACAGCCCAAGCATTTTATAGGTGATGCCTATTTTAGAGGCAAACTCTGTTTGCGTTAGCCCTAAGGTTTGCCTGAGCTGTTTAATCCTCCTGCCAACATTCATGGGACATTTTTCCCTTTCCCTCTTGACAAGTGGGAAATTTTTCCTATAATATTCCCTATGGGTAATAACCTTACCATAAGAGAAATTGTAAAGGAGAAGAGCAGGGAGAGGGGAATAAGCTTGGCAAAGCTTGCTTTTGAACTTGGAGTCAATCAAGTTTATCTCCTCAATGTTCTTCATGGGCGGAAGTCCTCCCGCCCTCTCATCTGCAAAATTGCAGAGACCCTTCATATCCCTGACCTCCCAGCAAAGTATGAGATTTATTTAGCGGAGAAGCGTGTAGAAAGCAAGGGTAAAACCTCTCCAAACAAAGCTTGCAAGAAGAAATCCCATAAAGGAGGTGTATCATGAAGCACTCAAGCTTCAACTGGGTGTTTAGGGAGTTCATCTCCCGCAAAAGCCCCTACGCACTGGCTTCCCGTTTAGGGAAGTCCGAGAAGCTGATTTATGCGTGGGCTCAGGATGAGAGTAGTCCCTTCCACCGGAAGGACCCGCTGTCCTACGCCCTTAACACACTCAGGGTGATTAATGACCACATCCCTGAGCTGGCATTCAAGGCACTCCAAGAAATAGCCCATGAGTTAGGGTATCGGTTGGAGCCGTATCCTTCGGAGAGGGAAGTTCCCTTTAAAGAAATCCTCAAAGAACTCAACGACGCCGAAGAAGCTTTAGTGGATCAGGATAACAGCTTGGAGGAAGACCTCAAGGAAGTGGAGGAGGCTATTTACAGCCTATTGATGAAAAGGGCGGAGTTAAAGAAAAAGCTTATAGAAAAAGCCGAGAGGGAGAAAGCCCCTCGGAGGAGGTGAGCAATGACACACACAGATATGAATAATATAGCACTGAAGTTTGCAAGTGGCGTAGTTTTCACTGTCTTGAACCTGCAATATTACAACTGGCGGTGGCTGAAGCCTTGGGAGTTAATAGAAGTAGAAATAAGCAGGGGGCGTTTGGTCTTTGAGGTCTGCAAGTTGGAAACTGGAGAAGATAGGCTTATCGCTGTCGTTCGCCCTATAAAACAGGAGGTGGAGAGATGAGGCTACCAGAGAGGGATTCAGACTGGCAGTTGATTATTAGTTCATTGATGCTTGCCTGCTCCATCTTCCTCGTTGTCCTTGCCGAAGCAAAGAACAGGCAGGTTTTAGAGATGCTAAAGGAAGTAAGGAAAATAGAACAAAACATAAAGGAGGTGTGCAAATGAGCGAATGGAAGAAGTATCCTAAGCGGGAGGAACCGCAGCCACAACATCCACAAGAGGCTAAAGAACAGAGGAGAGAAAGCGGGAAGTGGGTTGAGATTGTCAACCTTTACCATCAGGGGAATGGAAACACATACAAAAAGCTCGGCGTGTATGTGTCCGACGATCTCAAGGTGATACTTTCCCTAACAGAGGGAGAAGCAAAGGGAGAATACACAAGGATAAACTTCCAGTTGTCCGAACAGGAATTGATCTATTTAGCAGAAAAGCTAAGGCACTTGTTTTTCAGGTTAGGGAAGTGAAAATGCTCCGAGGAGCTTCCCTCCTCCCCCTCTATCTCCTTTGCGGGGTCCCAAGCCCCGCCTTTTTACAAGAGGGTTCTTCCTCCTTGTCAGTTGGCATTTGGGAAGGTGCAACGCCTTCCCGCTTTTTATCAAAGCAAAAAACCAAATCTCATAAAGGAGGTGTAAGGCATGATAGTAGAACTTGAACTCAAAGACTTAGTAGTGCCGCAAGGTCTATTGCCCCGTGTCCTAACTGGCACGGTGGAAGAGAAAGTGGAAGAGTATAAGGAAATGCTGGAGCAAGGGGTGGAATTTGACCCCATAACCGTCTGGAAACGCCCAGACGGACAATACTGGATAGTGGATGGCGTGCACAGAACAGAAGCACACAAAAGGGCAGGAAGAACCACAATAAAGGTAAAGATCGTAGAACTGAAGGATGAGCTGGAATATCGGATTGAGGCAATCAAGGCGAACCTGAAGCACGGATTACCATTACAGAAAGAAGAGAAAATCCTTTTAGCACAGACCTTATACAAGCTTGGCGTTCAGACTGCAGAACTTAAAAAGCTGTTTGGGGTGGCGGAGAGGACGCTGTATTACTGGCTGGAGCCAGTGAAAGAAAAGGAAAAGGAGGAGCTGAAGAAAAAGGCTTTGGAAATGAAGAGGCAAGGCTTATCCACAAGAGAAATAGCAGAAAGGCTTGGAGTAGATCAGTCCACAATAGTGAGGTGGTGCGGTGAAGAAAGTGATGCAAAATTGCAATAA